CAACCACTACGGATGCTTTCGCATTCACCGCTGTAACCACTCAGGAAACCGCGAAAACCCAAGAGACGTTGACCTTCGCCAAGACGACACTGACCGTCGTTACCTACGCTCTGTGGATCGCTATCACGGAAGAGGTTGACGAGGATTCGCTGATCGCACTCGGTGCCTTGATCAGAACGCTATGCACCGAAGCATGGGCGGCGAAGTTTGACAGCATGTGCCTTGAGGATGCAACCTACGGGGCCATGGCTACCACGGGCGTCAATGCGGTAACGATGGGCGCGGGCGACACTGGTTTCAGCAACGTAAGCTGTACCTATCTTGACTCGATGATCGCCGCATTGACCACAAGAGCCAAGCGCAGGGGCGCGAGGTTTTTCTTCCATCCCACCGTATGGGATGAAATCGTTAGTCTGAAAGACGCCGACGGTAGGTACATTGTACGTGATCGTCTCTCGGATACCGCCCCTCTCATGGTGCGCGGTTTTCCGGTGACTCTCACCGATGGACTGCCAGGGCTGGCTGACACCGCAATTTCAACAAAGTTTGCAGCGTTCGGAAATCCTTCTTACATCGTCAATGGTGTAAAGACGGGATTCGAATTCCGCATATTCGACCAAATGGAATCCTCGATGGTTTATGACTTGATCGGACTTAGGGCTAGACTCCGACAGGCATTCGCATTGTGGGCGCCCTCGGCGTGGTCATATCTTGCCACAGCCGCAGTTTAAGAGAGGCTACAAATGGGAGCAAATGTTTATTTAGCACACCCGGCTGCATACGGGTACAAGGCAAATAGCGCAACTGACACGATCATTTCGCAATTCATACCCCGACGAGGCGGGGAAAGGATCGCAATTCGGGCATTCGGCTTTACAGCCGGTAGTGGAACCACTTCGGTGTATTTCGCTACGGAATTGGGCAAGGGCACGACTAGCCTTGCAATCGCATCGAATGCAACCACGGCGCTTGCCCTTGATGCGGAAATCCTCGCTACTAACCCACTTGCGTCAAATGACTATATTGCCATTGAGCTTGACGACGCAAGTTACCAGGGCGTTATGGTTGCCTCTGGTGGATGGTCCGACTTCTCGATTGCCGAGGCGCTACAGGACACAGTATCAACCGGGAATGATGTATACCATTTCGGTTCTGTTACTGATGATAACGCGCTGAAGTTCAACCTCACCGCATCTACGCAGACCACCGGGGCAGAAGACGGAGGTATCTTTTACGCCAACGCGATGGGCAAGGCAATGCTTGTGCATCACACCAACGACGCATCGGCTAACGGGTTCGGCTCAATCGACTATATCTGTGTCGATTATCTCAACGTATAGGTTTAGGGGGGCGGGGCAACCCGCCCTCATTGAACGGAGAAGGAAATGACACTGCTAAGAATTGACCGACCTATCGATCTCATACGCAACGGGGTGACACACCACTTCAAGGCTGGCGATGTAATAGCACCACAGGAATATCCCGGCGTAGAACGATTGATCAAGGAACAAAAGAAGAAAGGACGTGTAGAGAAAAATGGCCTACTCGACGACACTCGACACAGCAAATAACCTTGTCAGCTTAGACGAGGCCAAATTCTCAGCCGGTCTCGATCTCAGCCTAGCGCAGGAATTAGACATTCTGTGTCTGGCCGAAAACGGTGGAGGCGGGATCGCAGGAGAGTATTTTTTATTCTCCACGACCGTTGACGATTACTACGTGTGGTACGATGTGGGCGCTGACCCCACAGATCCGGCAGTAGCAAACCGCACAGGGATTGAGGTCGATATAAGTGATGGCGATAGTGCGACAGAGGTAGCAGTTGCCACGACAGCGAAGATAACGGCGGTCACCGGAGTAACCGCAACATCGGTGGGCAACACAATACATATTACTAACGACACGGCGGGGGCAGTCACCACGCCAACAGAGGGCACGTCACCCTTCACGGTGACAATAGACATCAAGGGGTCCGCAGGAGATACCAAGTCAGACGGTATAATCACTGACTTAATAAATGCAGTGTCATGTGCATTCAAGAAACGGACGAGGCGGCAGTTAAAAACAGCTAGCCTAACAGAGTACTACGACGGCCCGGGTGGGACGGTGCTTTACTTAAAGAATTATCCAGCATCGGGATTGTCGATCTATCAAGACTCGGGAAGAGCCTGGGCAGCATCGTCGGAAATCACCGCTTCAAATTTATCACTGTACGAGGATGAAGGAAAGATCAAACTACATAGCGACGTGTTCGGCACAGACGCCTACAGCATCAAAGCGGTGTACACCGGGGGGTATAGCACTATCCCCTATGACCTGAGACAGGCGGCAATGTTTTCGGTCATACAAAGTTTTGAGAACATGGACCACCACGCGCTATCGACGCAATCTCGAAGCAATGACAAAGGCGGCTCGACGCGATACAGGGTTGAGCTCCTCCCCGAGGTAAAAGAAACGCTCGAGGACTACATGAAAAAGACGGGGTTTTTCTAATGGCACAGTTATCAATGGATCAGTTTCAAGCAAAAGTAGACGGCTGGCCGAAACGTGGTAGAGCTGCGGTCCTCGAAGGTATGAAGAAAGTAGGGCGCGAGGTTCTAGCGTATGCCCAACGGAACAAATTGGAAATGTCCGGCGGCGTAAACTTGCCTCGGGCCGTGGGTGTGAATTACGTAGGCCAGGTGCTACACATGAGATCGGGGAATTTAACAAGGAGCCTATCTGAAGCATCGGCCATAAAGAGCGATATCAAAGGCAACGACGTGGTGGTGGAGGTCGGAACCAACTTGACCAATAAAGGGCATCCATACCCCAGGTATCACGAGTACGGCTCTCCTGGTGGGATGATTCCCGAACGGTCCTGGTTGCGATCCTCGATAAAGGCAAAGCGCAAGCGTCTAAAGGACGAGGTCAGGGCGCGATGGGTGGCGGCATATGGCTAGAAGCATCAGGCATCAGGTTATGGACGCGGTTATAGATGCGCTGGAAGGCATCACCGACGTACAGAAGGTAAGCGAAAGCCTGGAATCCTACGAGCAGATTGACAAAAAGGATCTGCCAGCCGTCTTTCCTATCGATGCCGATGAGCCACGGGAATACGCGGTGATGCCACAATCGTCAGATGTAGACGTACAGGCGGCACTTGAAGTGATCGTAACGTGTGTCGTATATGACCGATACGATAATACGCGGCAGCAGAGAACAGACTTGATGCGCGACGTAGGGAAAGCAATGCTAAACGACACAACGCTCGAAGCATTGATTTTATATATAGAACCGATGGGGGTCGTAACCGACAAAGGGACGATACCAAACTTTTCGATATGGGACCAATCCTATCGAATCACATACCGCTTTGACTCAGCGGATGGAGGATAAGAATGGCGATTAAAAAATATACCGCAGGGAAGTTTTCAGTCGATGCGACAGAAGTAAAAGACCTTATCGATGCGACTTTGACGGTCAATGTCGATGCGGGGGACACCTCGAAAATAGGCACCGCATGGGCGGGGGCTATTGAGCTAGGCAAGAACTGGAGTATAGCGATCAACTGCAACTACAATCCAGCAGACACAGGACAGGGGCTCCTCCTTGCGGCCTACACTTCCGGGCCAGCTGTCTTTACAGCCCTCTCGTTATACGAGGATGCAAGCGCGGCGCACACGGGATCTGGAGTGCTCACCTCTGCGGTGGTCACAAAATCAGTAGGCGGCGTGGATAAGTTTTCGGCTACATTTGCCGGAAACGGTGCATTGGCACACGCATAGGAGTAACCAATGGCGACTAAAAAATATACCGCAGGGAAGTTTGAAGTTTATGTTGGTATCTCGAATCGCACGGTGGGAGAGCTTATCGATATGACTTTGACGATCAATATTGACGTGGGAGATACATCGAAGGTAGGTACTGCGTGGGCGGGTGCTGTCGAGCTAGGTAAAAACTGGGCGATAGCGATCAACTGCAACTATGATCCAGCAGACACAGGACAGGCATATTTGCTAGATGCGGTTTATTCAACGGTGGGCGCGGAGTTTCCTGCTTTGCGTTATTATGAGGGAGCAACGGGAGTGCATGCCGGGACGGGTATGTTGACATCAGCAGTGGTCACAAAGTCGGTGGGCAGCGTGGACAAGTTTAGCGCCACGTTTGCTGGCAATAGTGCGTTGACATATGCAAGCAGCTAGGGAGAAACAAATGAGCGAAAGCTATGAAGTTACGTTAGGTCCGCAAGAGTGGGATTTTGTACCAGAGTACGGCGATGGGAAAATCAAGACCCGCCTCCGACAGATCACAGTAGAAGAATATGATGATTGTATTCAGATGTACTCATCGAGAGTAATTGAGCGTTCAAAGATGATCTCTTATGGGTTGCTTGAAA